GATAGTGTTAGTATTGATCCTACAATATGTTTGATAAGCAATGATTTAGCTACATTTATAACAGATAGTGAATCAACAACAGATCAACAAGATCGTGGATTTAACCCTTTAATGTTTAATGGATTTACATTTGATCCTGCTTTAAATTCTTACAAAGCAGGTTCATCATATGTCTTACCTTCCTTTTATAAACAAGATACTATTAAACAAAAAGATGGTTATAAAGTTGTTAGTGTAGGAAAAATAGGAAATATATATATTTCTATAGGCAAAATATTAGAAGTATATAGAAAATATTCAGGCGGAGAAAATGGAGTAGATATAACTAAATTATTAACAGAATTACTAGAAGACATATCATTTGCCTTAGGTGGAATAAATGACTTCAAATTATACACTAATAGAAATATTATCCAGATAATTGATGCTAAGTACTTAGAGACAGGTGAGGGCGCTAGTAGTAAATTCATGTTTGATACATTTGGTTTAAAAAGCATATGTCGAGATGTTAAGATTAATTCTCGTATATTTTCTGAACAATCAACTATGATTGGTATAGCCGCTGGTTCATCAGGAAATGTTAAAAATTTAGGTGATATTTATGCTTCAACACAAACTTATTTTAATGAAGGATTAAGTGATAGAATTAAAAATAATTTAGATATATCAACATCTGAAACAGCTGGAAATAGCAGTATTTTAGATAAAGATGGAAAGGAAATAGAAGCTAATACATTATATTATTATAACATATATAATAATGTATCAATATTAACAGGTTATATAAATAAAAAAATATTAGGAGATTACACTACAAAATATAATGTATCTACTGCTAATCCTAAAGGAATTAGAGAAACAAGAATACCACAACAAATAGAAACTAGTAATGCTTCTAATTTATTAAAAACTTTCCATTATCAAATAAATGGTAAAGATGTTAATTTCAAATCAATTATACCTTTTGAACTTGAACTCACATTAGACGGGATAGGAGGATTTATTATTGGTCAAATTTTTAGAATTGATAAAGACATGTTACCTAGAAGTTATTATAACTCTAATGTTGGTTTTATAATCACAGGTATATCTCATTCTTTACAAAGTAATGATTGGATAACAACTTTAAAAACACAAATGTGTTTATTAGATAATGAAGCGATTGAACTTTCTATTGATAAAAATAAATTAAAACAAGTAATACAACAGATTAAAACACAAATAAAAGGAAACTCATATTTGGTTTTTGCTATGGCTGATTATTTAGTTTATCAAACTCTTAGAACAATAGGTGATAATAATCCAACTTTAAAAGAACCATTTTTAGAAGGAAATAAAAAATTAACTTCAAGTACTATAAGTTTTGATAGAGTAAAAGCAGATGATGCTGTGTATATATTCAACGCTCTAACAAGTACTACTAAAGCATTAACTTTTGATGAATATCTTACATTATGGTTTAACAAAGCAAGTCAAAATCCACCTCCTGATTTTCCCGCTACATTAGCAGAATTAAAAGAAGTGACAGTATATACTGGTCAGAAATTACAAACAGAAATATTAACTGGTACAAATTTTTATAGAGGATTTTTTATAAAAGATCTTGGATCAGATAAATATAAAAAAAGCATAGATCAATCTCGTTTTGTAAAAGAATCAGATTTTAAATCTACAGATATATTTTTATTTAGGATATTTGGAGATGAAGCTGGAGAGAAAATTAAAAATGATCTAACTACAATTGATGATAATCCTGATACAGTAACTTATTATGGTACAATAGTTAAATCTATTAATTTACAGAATTTATATCTTACAATGTTAAATGCTGTAAATCAAAATGTAATACAATCAAATGAAACCTTTAGTGCATTTATAGATATAACAGCGGTTGAAAAATTTTCACAAGAAATTGATATTAAAAATATATCAAAAAATAAAATCATTTATGAAAGTAAATGTAAACAAGGATCAGAGTCATCAGGTTGTTTAAAACCAGTTAAATAAAATATTTAGAATAAATGAATATATCTCCTTCAAATATAGTTGAGACTGGATATGACCAAGGGTTTAAATTTGTAGACTCTAAGGGAGATTACTATAAAGGATTTTATCATAAAGATGATAAAGATAGATATTGGACTGGTCAAACACATACAATAGCATCTATTAGAATATATGATACACGTAAACCAATTAATACAGATCCAAATAGTTTAGTTAAAACTCTAGGCTCAAATAATGCTTATAATAAACATTATAATCAAAATCTAGCTACAGTTTTATTAAAATCAGATTTCATTCAACCAACAGATACTGATTATAGTTTAGGATTTTTTCCTCGTTATATAGTTCAATTAAAGGCATCAACAATACCTGAAAATAACATATATGAGTTAAATGCTATTAATTTTAACAAATATAGAAATGATGTTAGTTTTTTAAATTCATATAATGCTATTGTTATAGGATGGAAATTAACAGGTCCATTAAATGATGTATATAAAAATAATGTTAGAATTCAACCTGGTCTTATAGATTCTAACTTACGCGCTATAGCAGATGCAAATAAAACTATTATAAATCTAAACAAATATTTAACTGATCCCCTTCAATATACTTTAATTAATGAACGTTTAGAACTAGAAATTATAACCAATCCAGTAGTGTTGGTAGAAGTACCAATATATGAAGAACTTGATCTATCAGTTTCATCATTACCTACTCCTAGTATAACAATAACTCCAACTTCAAGTCCCACACCTTCAATAAGTGTAAGTCCATCAATTGGATCTTCATTATCACCTAGTATTAGTGTTTCACCATCTATTACTATATCTAGAACACCATCAAAAACACCAAGTATTAGTAAATCTGCTTCAATTAGTAGAACACCTAGTGTTACTTTAAGTAAATCAATTTCTAAATCTCCTAGTATAACACCTTCAGTTAGTATCAGTGCTACACCAAGTGTAACACTAAGTGAAACACCTTCAATTAGTATTAGTGCTACACCAAGTGTTACACCAAGTGAAACACCTTCAATAAGTGTTAGTGCTACACCAAGTGAAACACCTTCAATAAGTGTTAGTGTTACACCAAGTGAAACACCTTCAATTAGTATTAGTGCTACTCCAAGTATTAGTATAACACCTAGTATTACACCAACAATTAGTATAACACCATCAATAAATTCATCTATAACAGCTAGTCCTAGTATAACACCTAGTATTAGTATTAGTGCCACTCCAAGTAGAACACCAAGTGAAACACCTTCAATAAGTGTATCTAAAACACCAAGTGTAACACCTTCAATTAGTATATCTGGAACACCAAGTGAAACACCTTCAATAAGTGTATCTAAAACACCAAGTATTTCTATTAGTACAACACCTAGTATTTCTATTAGTCAATCAATATCTAACACTCCAAGTATAACTGTTAGTAATTCTATAAGCAATACACCGAGTATTACTGTTAGTAATTCTATAAGTAATACTCCAAGTATTACTATAAGCAGCTCAATAAGTAACACACCTTCTGTAACACCAAGTATTTCTATTAGTACAACACCTAGTATTTCTATTAGTCAATCAATATCTAACACTCCAAGTATTTCTATAAGTGCTACACCAAGTGTAACACCTAGTATCACTATAAGTAACTCAATTAGTAATACACCAAGCATATCAATTAGTCCATCTATTAGTAATACACCTTCTGTAACACCTAGTATAACAGTGAGTAACTCTATAAGTAATACACCAAGTATTTCTATAAGTGCTTCTATAAGTAATACTCCAAGTGTTACTCCAAGTATTTCAATTAGCGCTACACCAAGCATATCAATTAGTCCAACTCCAAGTATTTCAATTAGTAAATCAATATCCAATACTCCAAGTATTACTCCATCTATTAGTATTAGTGCAACACCAAGCGTTACACCTAGTATTACTATAAGTGCTTCTATTAGTAACACACCTAGTATAACTGTTAGTAACTCTATAAGTAATACTCCATCTGTAACACCTAGTATCACTATAAGCAACTCAATATCAAATACACCAAGTATTAGTATTAGTGCAACACCAAGTGTAACACCAAGTATTTCAATTAGTAAATCAATATCAAATACTCCATCTGTTACTCCATCTATTAGTATTAGTGCAACACCAAGCGTTACACCTAGTATCACTAAATCAATATCAGTTAGTGTAACACCAAGTATATCAATAAGTAAATCTATTAGTAATACTCCATCTATAACACCTAGTATCACTATAAGCAACTCAATATCAAATACACCAAGTATTAGTATTAGTCCATCATTTAGCAATACACCTTCTATAACACCAACTCGAACACCATCTGTAACTCCTTCACCAACAATATCTTATAGATCATGGTTATTAGCTAATGGCAACGATACAGTTTTCCATGATGGGTTTGAAGTTTGTGGGTGGTATCCAACAATAAGCACAACTACTTATTACACTTTACCTAATGTGACTAATCTATCAAACGGAACTACCATATACACTGATCCAGGATTAAGTATACCAATTAGTGAAAATAGTAATCCGTATGCTGTATATTTATCTGATGGTGTAAGCTATTGGAATATTGGAGACAATCCAACTGATGCTGGTAAGATATTTAATGAAACTTCTTGTACTCCACCTTCACCAACACCTAGTATCACTAAATCAACATCAATTAGTGCTACACCAAGTATATCAATAAGTACTAGTATAAGTAAAACACCAAGTATATCAATAAGTAAATCTATTAGTAGAACACCTAGTATTACACTAAGTAGAACACCTAGTGTTACACCAAGTATATCAATTAGTAAATCTATAAGCAATACACCAAGTATTAGTATAAGTAAATCTATTAGTAACACACCTAGTATTACACCAAGTAGATCAGTAGCGGCAGCTAGTGTCACACCAAGTATTTCAATAAGTAAATCAATTAGTAATACTCCAAGTACATCACCTGCTGTAACAACATTTACAGTTAATATTTACGCTAAAACAGATGTTACTTTCCTAGGTGGAGCGGCATTATATACTTCAACTGATAATGTTAACTGGACTAGAAGAGGATCAGCTATGGGTACAGGTTGTGTAGTTAAATATGGTCCTGTCAGTATAGCTAATGGTACAACAATATACTATCAAGTAGCTGATAACGCAGTTAATCCAGGTTCTGGTGGTGATACTTACTTCCATGGCGCAAGTACAAATACAACATGTCCAGCAGCAAGTACATCTTGTGTAGGATCATTTGTTGTAACAGCGAATACTAATAGAGCACTTACAGCGCAAGAAATAGTTTGTTAAAATAAAGATTTGGTTATCTAGATTTTTAACTATATATTTAATCTATAATAAAGGTTATGTTTTATATAGTCGAAACAAAAGAACAACTTGAACATTTAGGTAAACCAGAAAACAATACTTGTTTTATTAATGTCACTACATTAAATGATAATAGTCATCCATCATTAACTAAACCATGTTTGGTGTATTATAATGATGGAGATAAAGGTTATATATTACCTATAGACCATAGTGAAGCATTTAAGCTAGATTGGGAAACAGTTAAAGAATTTATTTCTAGTATTGACACTGTCTATGTTTTAGATAAAAAATACCATTTATATTTTCTATCAGGTGATAATTTATTAGATATTAATTTTACTAATTATGTTGATGAATCACAATTTGATACTAAAGTACATACTGATTTTAATAATCAAAAATATTATATAAATGATTTAAATTCACTTATACCCATACCTAAACATTATGAAAAATGGGAAAATATATATACTCATTTAAAGGATAAATTATATTTTTCTAAATTTTACACTAATCATAAAAACGAATTTTTAAATACGTTTACTGAAGTATTTTACCAGATTGAAAAAAGTGGTATAGGTATTGATTCACGTAAGTTTAATAAACATTTTGAAACTACTTGGAAAGATAATTCGATTTACGGGAATACAGTTTATACACAATACAATTTATATAATTTAACTACTCGTCCGTCAAACGCATTTAATGGCGTTAATTACGCCGCTTTACCTAAGGGTAGCGCACGTGAGTCATTTGAACCAAATAATTATGTTTTTGTTGAATTTGATTACAGTGCTTACCATCCACGTATAATAGCTAAAATGATTGGTTATACATTTGAAGGTGAACCATATGATGAAGTACCTAAAGAAATTATGTTCCAAAACATATATGGTGGTATTAGAGATGAATATGCTTGGTTTCCATTTTTTGCTAAATTAAATGAATGGTTAGATAATAAATGGAAAGAATTCAAATCAACACATATTAATAGTTTAATATTACCTTCAGGTATTACTATACCACAAATAAAAATAGAAAATCCAAATAAAAATAAAATATTAAGTTACTTAATCCAATCATACGAAACATATTATAATACATTAACATTAGAACGTGTGTTAAAATTACTAGATGGTAAAAAAACTAAAATAGTATTATACACATATGATTCTATATTGTTAGATGTAGCTAAAGAAGATATTAAAACATTATTACCCAAAATTAAACAAGAGCTAGAGGCTAATGGTTTCCCAACCCGTATGAGTGTTGGCGAGAATTATGGCGCTTTAGTAAAAAAATAACATATTTATGGAATATAATATAACCATACAAGAATTGGCCAATAAGTTATTCGGAACTTTCGCAAAGAAAGAAGACATAGATCAAACGTTAGACATTATAACTGGTCGCTACTCTATTCTATATAATAAAATTTTTATTTTAGAATCAAAAGATAGTGACGAGGTTATATTTACTTATAATATTGATCCAGGTAATATGAGTACAACTTCTGTATTACCTAACACTATATTAGTACATCGTAAAAAAGAATCGAATACTTTATATACTATTAATGCTTTAAACGCGTTAATTAAATCTTTAAATAATGGTTATGCAGATCCTAATTACAGAATAGAATGGAACGACTATCGCAACACAATTCTACTCACACAAGGTCCAGACCAATTAAGAAAATTGGAAACAACAATTCACAAAATAATTAATATTAACTAAGAGCTTTTAGAAATGAAAGCTTTTGTTAACTTAGGTTTGGCCTCTAATTTTTCTGATGCTATATTTAGTTATAAATAAATAAACAGTTATAATATGGATTTAAATCAAATTAAGCAACGTATGCAATCGTTGCAAAACAAAAAAGGCGGCTTCATTAAAGAAGATCGTACTAAGACATTTTGGGCTCCACCTATTGGCAAAGCAGTAATTCGTATTGTTCCATCCAAATTTAACAAAGCTAATCCGTTTAGAGAAGTGATGTTTCATTATGGTATTGGAAACAAAACAATGTTATCGTTAACTAACTTTGGTGAAAAAGATCCAATTGTTGAATTTGCATCTCAGTTAAGAAAAACTAGTGACAAGGAAAATTGGTCATTAGCTAAGAAAATTAGTCCTAAAATGAGGATATTTGTTCCTGTTATTGTTAGAGGCGAAGAAGATAAAGGTGTTCGTCTATGGCAGTTTGGTAGGGAAATGTATCTTGAACTATTAGGTATTGCTGAAGATGAGGATATTGGAGATTACACTGATATTATGGATGGTAGAGATTTAACAATCGATACTGTTGGTCCTGAAGTTACAGGTACTAAATTCAATAAATCATCAGTTCGTATTAAACCAAAAACATCAGGATTATCTGATGATAATGAAGCCATTAAAAAATGGATTAGTGAACAACCAGATGTACTTGAACTCTATAAGAAATATGAGTTTGATGAAATGAAAAACATGTTGATGGAATGGTTAGAACCAAGTGAAGAAACAACTACTGAAGAAGAAACAACTGACGAAGTTACAGACACACCAGTAGTAGAATCACCTAAGACTAATTATGCGTTAAATACTAAGAAAAAAGGATTTGACGAGAATGAATTTGATGAACTTTTTAATAAATAATTATTATGGCTAAATCAGCTAAAAGTGTAAATACAAGTGTTTCTCAAGCAATTAAGGGTACATTTGATCTTGATAAATTCAAGAAAACAAAAAAGCTGGATCAGTCATCAAATTTTAAGACGCAGAAGTGGATCCCATTTTCACCAGCGATGCAGGACACTTTATCTATACCTGGTATACCAATGGGTCATATCACAATAGCTAGAGGTGGTTCAGATACAGGTAAAACAACACTATTGATTGAGACAGCTGTCGCTGCTCAAAAGATGGGTATATTGCCTGTGTTTATCATCACTGAGATGAAATGGGATTTCATTCATGCTCAAAAAATGGGATTTCAATGTAATGCAATTCCAGATGAAGCAACAGGCGAAGTAATGAATTATAGTGGTTTCTTTCTTTATGTTGATAGATCATCTTTAAATTCAATTGAAGATGTATCAGCGTTCATAGCTGATATTTTAGATGAACAAAAGAAAGGTAATTTACCTCATGATTTATTGTTTCTATGGGATTCAGTAGGTTCTATACCATGTGATTTAAGTATCGAACAAGGTAAAAACAATCCGATGTGGAACGCGGGTGCCATGTCAACACAGTTTGGTAACTTTATTAATCAAAAGTTTCCAATGTCTCGTAAAGATAACTCACAATTCACAAATACATTTTTTGTAATTAATAAAGTAGGAGTTCAACCAGCACTTACACCTATGAGTCAACCAAGAATGACTAATAAAGGTGGTAATACAATGTATTGGGACGCTTCAATTGTAATTACATTTGGTAATGTGACTAATAGTGGTACATCTAAAATACATGCTCAACATAAAGGTAAAAAAGTTGAGTTTGCTAAACGTACAAAAGTATCTATAGATAAAATTCACGCTGATTGTGGAGTAGCTACATCATCAACTGTTATAGTAACACCACATGGTTTTATTGAAGATGATCCAGATGCTACAAAAGAATATAAAAAACAACACGCTCATGAGTGGTTTTCAGAATCTATAACTAATGTGGATGAATTAAAAATTACTGAAGATAATAGTGAATGGGAAGAAAGTATCAGTATTTCACCTACAATAGAAATAGATAATGACGAAGAATAAAATGTTCAAGCAGATGCTTGATGGTATAACAAGTGCCAAAGACGAACCTTTACATTTAAATAGTAGAGTACTTCTTATAGACTCTATGAATACATTTCTTAGGAGTTTCGCCATGATTAACCATATGAATCCTAGTGGAGCCCACATTGGTGGGCTCACTGGTTTTCTAAAATCAATTGGTTTTGCTATTAGGCATATTAAACCTACTAGAGTAATTCTAGTATTTGATGGTACAGGCAGTACTACTAATAAGAAGAATTTATTTCCTGAGTATAAAGCTCATAGAAAAATTCAACGTATAACTAATTGGGATGGATTTAATGATAAAGATGATGAGTCTGAATCAATTGAAAATCAATTAGTACGTTTAGTTCAATATCTAAGATGTTTACCTGTTGGTTTACTATCTATTGATAAAGTAGAAGCGGATGATGTTATCGGATACATAACTAAAAGAGTTGAAGATGAAGTTTATATCATGTCAGCAGATCAAGATTTCTTACAATTAGTAACTCCTAAAGTAACAGTATATTCTCCTATTAAGAAAAAGTTTTATACACCTAAGTTAGTTAAAGAAGAATATGGTTTAGAAGCATATAATTATCTTAACCAAAAAATACTAATGGGTGACAATTCAGATAATATACCCGGTGTAAAAGGATTAGGACCTAAAAAATTATTTAAATTATTTCCTGAATTAGAAAGTACCAACGCTGTTACTTTAGAGAGTATTTTAGAAAAATCTACAGAATTAGTTAATGAACATGGTTTGTATGGTAATATTGTTAATTTTAAAAAACAATTACTTATAAATCAAGAATTAATGGATCTATCAGATCCAATTATGCCTGAGAATAGTATTATTGAGATAGAAGAAGTAATACATAATGAACCTAATAAAATAGATAAGTTACATTTTTTAAAGCTGTACAATGAAGATAAGCTTGGTAATTCAATACCTAATGTAGAAGTTTGGCTTTCAGAAATATTTAGCTATCTTCAAGTATATAAAACAAAATAAGTTATGACAACATTTTCAAAATTAAACCAATATGGTTTGAATTTTCAAACTAAGGTGATTAGTTCACTTTTAAAAAATAAAAAATTTCTACTTAATATTCGAGATGTAGTAACACCAGATTACTTTGATAATCAAGCACATCAATGGTTAGTAGAAACTATCACTAAATATTTTGATAAATGGCATGCAACTCCAACACTTGATATACTTCATATTGAAGTAAAAAAGATTGAGAATGAAGTATTAAAAACAACAGTAGTAGAACAACTTAAAGAAGCTTATAAAACATCAAATGAAGATGCTGATTATGTTGAAGCTGAATTTAGTAATTTTTGTAAAAATCAACAATTAAAAAAAGCACTATTAACATCAGTTGATTTACTACAATCAGGTATGTATGATGATATTAGAGCGCTTGTTGATAATGCTTTAAAAGCAGGAATGGATAAAAATTTAGGTCATGAGTATGAAAAGGATGTTGAAGATAGATATCGTGAAGAATATAGAAATCCAATTGCTACACCTTGGCCTGTTATAAATGGTTTATTACAAGGTGGTTTGGGTGGTGGTGATCTTGGATTAATATTTGGAGGTCCAGGAGGTGGAAAAAGTTGGTCATTAGTTGCCTTAGGAGCAGCGGCTATACAAGCTGGATTTAATGTTAATCATTACACACTTGAATTAAGTGAAGCTTATGTTGGTAAAAGGTATGATGCTTGTTTCACTAATATACCAGTTAATACAATTCAAGAACATAGAAAAAACGTTGAATCTGTTGTATCTAATTTATCCGGTAAGTTGGTTATTAAAGAATATCCGATGGGTAAAGCGACTATAAGTACTATTGAATCACATATACAGAAATGTAGAGATTTAGATCAGTCACCTGATTTAATCCTTATAGATTATATTGATTTATTACGCGCTGATAGATCAAGTAAAGAACGTAAAGAAGAAATTGATGATGTATATATGGCTACTAAAGGTTTAGCACGTGAATTAAATTTACCAATATGGAGTGTTAGTCAGGTTAATAGAGCTGGTGCTAACGATAATATTATTGAAGGTGATAAAGCAGCAGGTTCATACAATAAAATGATGATTACTGATTTTGCATTATCATTATCACGTCGACGTCAAGACAAAGCAGGTGGTACAGGTAGATTCCATGTCATGAAAAATAGATATGGAATGGATGGTATAACTTATTCAGCTGTCATAGACACTTCTACAGGCCATATACATATTGATAATAATGAACTAGATGAAGAAACACTAGAACGTGAAAAACCAACTAAATTAAATGATAATTTTGACTCAGTAGATCGTGATATTTTAAAGAAAAAGTTTTTTGAACTTAATAACAATAGTTAATTTATCCATATTTATACCCATGAGTACAGTTGTATTAGTTTCATGTTCCGCAGGTAAAGAAGAAAAGTCAATGCCTGCCGAAAAATTATATAATTCTGATTTGTTTAAAAAACAATTAGAATATGCTAAAAAATTAGCACCCTCAAATCATATATATATTATATCTGCTAAGTACCATTTAGTACCACTAAATAAAACCATAGCACCATATAATTTAACATTAAAAGATCTACCAGCACCTGATCGTGAGGCGTGGTCTGAAGTTGTTAAAAAACAATTAGAACAAAAAGGTTACAATCTCCAAAAAGATAAATTCATTTTTCTAGCAGGAATGGCCTATCGTCAATATTTAGAACCCCAAATGAAGAATGTTAGTGTTCCATTTGAAGGATTACGTATAGGACAACAGAAAAAAGCTTTGTTACAAAAGCTAAAAGAAACAGTTATAAAATTAACCAGATATATAATTAAAGAAGTAAAAAAACTTTACAAAAATGGAGTTCTCTAAAAAACGAATAGAAAAATTAATGGATCAATATCTTCAAGACAATGAAGATTTCGGTGACTATACTGAAAACACATTAATGATTGAAGTATTTAATAAATTCAATTCATTGATTTTAGAGAATACAAGTAATACAGTTTCATCAACACTTCTTCAAGAACATTCTAATTCATTAGATGGTGTTCCTAAAGATATATTTGAAGATTTTATGCTGTATATCAACATGACTGAACTAGACAGTCGATTACTTTAAAGATTTATTAAAAAATAAAAAGTCATGAAAATGACTATGACATCATACACTTAACTATTAAATAACAAAAAATGGATGTAACACAGAGTATCCTTAGCGAAATAACTACTTATATGAAGTATGCTAAGTATAGACCAGAATTAAACAGAAGAGAAACATGGGAAGAGTTAGTAACAAGAAACAAAGAAATGCATCAAGTAAAGTTCCCCCAATTAAAAGATGAAATTGAAAATGCTTATAAATTAGTATATGATAAAAAAGTTTTACCATCTATGCGCTCATTACAGTTCGCGGGTAAGCCCATTGAGCTTAATAATGCTCGTATATTTAATTGTTCTTTTTTGCCTCTCGATGATTGGCGTGCTTTTAGCGAAATAATGTTCTTACTATTAAGTGGATGTGGAGTAGGATATAGTGTACAAACACATCATATAGATAATTTGCCTGAAATTAAAGTACCAACTAAACATAAAAGATATTTAGTAGGTGATAGTATTGAAGGATGGGCTGATGCTGTTAGAATGCTTTGTAAAGCATATTTTCAAGGAGCTCCACTTCCAACATTTGACTTTAGAGATATTAGAGCTAAAGGCGCTCAGTTAATTACTGTAGGTGGTAAAGCACCTGGCCCTGAACCATTAAAAGAATGTTTATTTAATTTACAAAAGGTATTTGAACGTAAGAAAAATGGTGATAAACTAACATCAATAGATGCTCATGATATGGCTTGCCATATTGCAGATGCAGTACTATCAGGAGGTATTAGAAGAGCAGCATTAATTTCATTATTTAATTTAGATGATGAAGATATGTTAACTTGTAAGTTTGGAAATTGGTGGGAACAAAATCCACAACGTGGAAGAGCAAATAACTCAGCTGTAGTTATGCGTCATAAAATTACTGAAAGTGAATTTTTCAAATTATGGAAAAAAATTGAATTAAGTAACTCAGGTGAACCAGGTATTTATTTTAGTAATGATAAAGAGTGGGGAACAAATCCATGTTGTGAGATTGCTCTTAAAGCTTTCCAATTCTGTAATCTATGTGAAGTAAATGTTTCAAATATTGAATCACAAGAAGATTTAAACGAAAGAGTACGTGTAGGTTCTTTTATTGGAACTTTACAAGCAGCATATACTGATTTCCATTACTTAAGAGAAGTATGGCAAAAAACAACTGAAAAAGAAGCTTTATTAGGTGTTGGGATGACAGGTATTGGTTCTGGAGTTATCTTGAATTATGATTTAAAGAAAGCAGCTGATTTAGCTAAAGAAGAAAATACTCGTGTTGCTGATATTATAAAAGTAAACAAAGCATCTCGTGTGACTACAGTTAAACCATCAGGTACTAGTTCATTAGTATTAGGAACTGCATCTGGAATTCATGCTTGGCATAATGATTACTATATTCGTAGAATCAGAGTAGGTAAAAATGAAGCAATTTACTCTTACCTTGCAATTAACCATCCTGAACTAGTTGAAGATGATTTCTTTAAACCAACAATACAAGCTGTAATTTCAGTACCTCAACAAGCACCAGAAGGTTCTATTTTAAGAACTGAAAATGTACTTGATATGCTTGAGCGTACTAAGAAATTTAATGTACAGTGGGTTAAAAAAGGTCATCGCAAAGGAGCAAATACAAACAACGTATCAGCGACTGTATCAATTCAAGAAGGTGAGTGGGAACAAGTAGGCAAATGGATGTGGGAAAATAAAGAAACATTTAATGGACTATCAGTATTACCTTATTTTGGAGGTACTTATACTCAAGCACCATTTGAAGATATTACTAAAGAACAATTTGATGAAATGGCTAAATATTTACATAATATTGATTTAAGTAAGATTGTTGAATTTAGCGATGATACAGCGTTAATGGACCAAGCCGCGTGTGCTGGAGGCGCTTGTGAGATAGTATAAAATGAAAAGTGATAATCTAGTACAAAATATAGTTAACAGCTTATATTATAGTATTAAAACAAATAGGTGATGGTTGAATTTATAAAGGATATACATTATTATATGGATGGGGTGAGGGTAGTATTTACTGCCCTCTACCACATTGAGAGAGGAGAATGTTGTGGTAATAAATGTAAACATTGTCCTTATATTCCTAAACACCATAAAGATAGTACACAAATAAATAAAGAATTTTTGACCAAAGAAAATTAATTATATTTAATTAATAATAAAGGTTATGGTGAAACATTCTATAGAAACTGTTAATAGAGAAATAGCCAAATTACAGGCTATTAAATACAACCAATTCTTTTGGTGGAGAAAATTTAAAGAGAAGTCTCCATTATCATCCAAAGATGCATTACATGCTAGGATTGATAATGGAGATTTTGATTTTTCTTCATATTATTGGCAGGCACAATATGCTATTCATGAAATGGAAGAAAAAACAGGACATATTGTTGATCCTGCTAGTAGACATGAATCACAATCAATATATAGAGAACGCTGGAGACGATTAATGAATGATTTTGAAAAAGATGAACCACAACGTTTAGAAAATTATATTAAATCTATAACTAGTATATTTGAAATAGAAAAAGAAGACTTAGAAAGAAAAATGGAAGATTTCGAGGGTACCTTAAAAGAATTATATATATTAATAAAAACAAATTACAGTTTTAGAACTAAACAAAAACGCGGAAGATCTAAAAAAATATAGTATATGAGTAAATTTCAATCAACAAAATTATTTGACGGATTTAGTTGTGTGTTTCGTCAATGGAAAGCAGAAGGTACACACTGTCGTTTTCTCCACGGTTATGGAGTATCATTTAGAGTATGGTTTGAAGGTGAATTAGATGAAAAAAATTGGGTTTGGGACTTTGGAGGTATGAAACGTGCTAAAGGTACTATTGATAATATGAATCCTAAAGAATGGATGGACTACATGTTTGATCATACTACAATTATTGCAGAGGATGATCCTGGAATAGGTGGATTTAAAACAATGGATCAACTAGGTATAATTCAGCTTAGAGTCATTCCAGCTGTTGGAGCAGAACAATTTGCTAAATTTATATTTGAGAAATTAAATACATTTGTTCAAGAGGAAACAAGCGGTAGAGTTAAAATAGCGAGAGTAGAATTCATGGAACACGCTAAAAATACTGCTATATATGAAGGCTAAATTAAGTAAACAACTCCAAAAAGAATTAATCAATAAATATGAATTAGAAAATCCACCTCCATATACTGAAGGACATTGGGATGATGCTATGTTGGAGAATGATAGTTTTTATGATATAGATATACTTCATAAACATAATAAACCAATTTTAGAAAAAATTAAATATTGGCAAGATGAATTTAAACCATCAGGCAACATGGGAAAATGGTGGGCATCAGTTCAAATAGAAAAATTAAGGAAACAACTAAAACATTATAAATGAAAATATCACACGAACTACCTCTTAGTTTAATGGATTATGCTTACAAATGGAATGATTATGATTATTGTCTTCCTCACTTAATAGATGAATCAATGCAGTATAGATTATTCTTTCAAAAATCAAGAATAGATAAAAGATTCATTATAATGGATAATGGATTATTTGAAGGAGTAGATCATACAATAGAAGATTTACTTGAAAAAATTAGTCTTATTCATCCTAATGTATTCATTATTCCTGACGCTTGGAATGATTCAACCTCAACTATTAGAAGTGCAAAACATTGGATGATAAATTATGGTGATAAACTAAAGGAAATTGATGTTAATTTAATGGCTGTATGTCAAGGCAAAACAATAGGTGAATTAATAACTACATATCAAACATTAGTTGATTTAGGCTACAAACATATAGCATTCAATCATTCTAGCATTGCCTATCAAGAACTAGGATATGATAATTCTTTAAAGAATCAAATGTATGGCAGAATGGAATTTATTAGAAAATTAGTTGAAAATAAAACTATTAGAGAAACATTCTACCATCATTTACTTGGTTGTTCTTTACCTCAAGAATTTATGGCTTATAAAGATTGGAAATTTATCAAATCAGTAGATACATCTAATCCTATCCTAGTAGGAGCAGAAGGTAAACATTACACAGATAGTGGTATAAATTGGAAACCAAAAGAAAAATTAGCTTATTATTTTGAAAAAGATTTATCTGACCGAATTGATGATATTAGCTTTAATGTAAATAAATTTAAAGAATATGTTAAATAATACACAATCACTTTATGATTATTTAGGTAGAGCAGCTGGTCCAACATTAGGTTTAGAAGTAGCTAAATATGCTAGACAACAAAATTCACCAGTACAAACTAGAGAAATATCAAATCCTAAATATTCAGGTCTTGTAAATTTATATACTGAAAATTTATTAATGGCTTTTTTTAATAATCCAAATTATAGAGATATTATCAACACTGATAAAATCCAATACGAATTAAAATCAAAAAAATCGCTTGAACGGAAGATAAGCGAATCACAAGATAATACTCTTCCATTTTAATTTAAAATAAAAATGAAAAAATCAGTTTTAAGTCTTTCAGGTGGAATGGATTCTAGTTCATTATTACTTCATCTATTAGCTAAAGGTTATCAAGTAACAGCTTTAGGTTTTGATTATGGTCAAAAACATAAAGTAGAATTAGACCGTGCTAAATCATTAGTAGAATATTTAAAATCTAAAGGACAAAAAGTAACACATCAGATTATTAAGTTGGATGGTTTATCTCAATTACTTAATTCAGCTTTAGTCACAGGTGGTAAAGATGTACCTGAAGGACACTACGAACAAGACAATATGAAAGATACTGTTGTTCCTAATCGTAATAAGATATTTGCTTCACTTATTCAAGCGGTAGCATTATCAGAAGCGACTAAAGATAAAAAACAAGAATGTATTATAGCAATGGGTATTCACGCTGGTGATCACGCTATTTATCCTGATTGTAGACAAGAGTTTAGAGATGCTGATTTTGAAGCATTTAAAGTTGGTAATTGGGATTCAGAATTAGTATCACATTATACTCCATATTTGAATACTGATAAATTTGGTATTTTAGAAGATGGTTTAAAATGTTGTGAAATACTAGATTTAGAATTTGATAAAGTTTATAGGCGTACAAATACTTCTTATAAACCAATATGGTTTGAAGGAGAATGGTATTCAGATTATAAATCAGCAGCATCTGTAGAGCGTATTGAAGCATTTATTAAACTAGGTCGTCCTGATCCTGTAGCTTATGCTGATGAAACAGGACCTGTACGTTGGGAAGTAGCTAAAACAGCAGTAGAAAAAGTATTAAACGAATATAATAAATAATGCATGAATTTCAACATATATTAGGATTATGTGCTGACTCAAAAACACATTTAAACATATTGGGGTTTCTTTTGGAACCCCAACTTTTACAACATATATTTAATTATCTAAAAACATGGAGGATTTAACCAATGAAGTGTCTTAAAAATGTCAAAACAGGAACAATTATTCGCTTAGATGACTTTAAAGCGGACAACATGGTAGGAAGGGAGTGGATTTTTGTTTCCAAAACAGAATGGAAATCATTAACTCGTAAACCAGAACCAGTAGTTGAATCTACAAAAACTATCTCAGACAGTATTATTAGAGGTCTTGAAGGAGAAACAATTTCAGAAAAACAATTAAAACGTAAGAAAAAATGAGTAAAATAGATCCTAAAAAACTATTAATAAGCTCTGATTTCTACTCTGTCCAAGGTGAGGGTATTTCATCAGGAGTACCTTCATACTTTGTTCGTTTAGGTATTTGTAATCTGACTTGTGGTATGAGTAGAGCATTTACAAATAATCTTTTAAAAGAAGCATCATTAGAAGATGGTGAAATTTTTAAAGGTGATTTAGAGTTAGAAGGTAAAGCGTCTTGGACTTGTGATTCAACAAGTCAATGGTTATGGAGAGGCGAAGATAAAGAATTTGATTATTTAATTAAACGTTGGAAAGATGAAGGTGTTTATGATGATATATTAAATGGTATTATTCATATCATTTGGACAGGTGGAGAACCTACAATTAAAGGACATCAAGAAGCTATTGTTAATTTTCATAAGTATTGGCTATTACAAGTAGATCCATCAACAACACTTCCTGGTAAAGAATATGCTTGGAGATTACCGGAGAATGATTTAATTGTAAGGCATAACTATAATGAAATAGAAACAAACGGTACAATAGTAATTGAAGATGATTTATTTAAAATTATAGATCAAATCAACTGTTCACCTAAGTTATCTAATTCAGGTATGGATGTTAAACAGCGTATTAATGAAGCTGCTATTAAACGTGTAATGGAACATAAAAATTATCAATTTAAATTTGTTATATCTAATGAAGAAGATGTTCAAGAATTATTTCGTGACTTTGTCATACCATTTAGCATACCTCTTACCAACTTGGTTTGTATGCCAGGATTAGATGATGTATCTAATTTTGAAGAACGTACTCAATTTTGTTTAGAAATGGCTAAAAAATATAGATTTAGAGGTTTGACTCGTCTTCATATTGCAGCCTGGAATAAAACACTTAATGTATAAAATAATTAATTTAATATTAGGTTTAGTAGCTACATTTAGTATTCCTTTAGGTTTACTATGGTTAGCTACTACCTATTCAAACAAAAAAGATAAAAATGAATATAACAATAACTCCTGATAATGTCTATACAGGTATAGCTTTATTACTTATGAGTTTACAGATTTACCAATATAGACAATTAGAAAAATCTAGAAAAGAAATACAACGACTGTGGGATCAAATAGCTACATTTAACACTATGGTCGCTTTAAAACTTTTGGAAACTCAACAAGATATTAATAAATTAAATGAAAATAAGAATGATGGAAAATAAAAGAAGAACAGTAGCAGATATTGAAGCTCTAGAAACTGCTAAACCTGGTTTTGCAAATGGTATTTCATTACAATTAAAATCACGTATTGAAGATGGTTTCCATCGTTCACTTACAGATAATGAAAAATGGCTTATTGTAGGTGAAGCTGAAACAGCATATGGTAAATTTTTAGATGCGTTAGGTGTTGATTGGAGAAATGATCCAAATAGTATGGAAACACCTCGTCGTGTAGCTAAAGCATATGTATTTGATTTATGGAAAGGTAGATATGAATTACCAACTGACATTACATCATTTCCATCTGATGGATATGAAGGTATTGTATTAGAAAGAGATATTCCAATTGTTAGTATGTGTTCTCATCACCACCAAGCAATTTTAGGTAAAGCACACGTAGCTTATATACCAGGTAAAGAAGGTAAAGTAGTTGGTTTAAGTAAATTAAATCGTATTGTAGAACATTTTGCTCGTAGAGGTGCTATCCAAGAACAACTTACAGTTGCTATTCATAACGCTGTAAATACTGTTTGTGAAGATAACGCAGGTGTGATGGTAATAGTACATGCTGGACACCAATGTGTTAGTTGTAGAGGGGTTAAACATCAAGGAGCATCAATGGTTACAAGTGAAGTAAGTGGAGTATTTGCTGATCATAGTCGTACTGCTAAAGCTGAAGTATTAGAAATGATTAAATTAAATCTTCAATCTTATTGTTGAAATTTAAAATAAAATAGATAATGAATAAAATATACTTAACCTGGAATAATATTGAAGACGCTGTTGTAAGTTTAGCTCACCAAATTAAAACTAGTGGCAAATCTATAGAAGCAATAGCTGGATTACCTAGAGGAGGACTTATTCCAGCTGTATTGCTTTCTCATAAACTTAATTTACCATATGTTGATATAATGGGAGACTGTGAAGAATATGAACATATTCTAATAGTAGATGATATATGTGACTCAGGAGTAACTCTTAAACAATATCATCAATTATTTTCTACAGCTACTATTCATTATAAACAAACAGCTATAGTTGAACCTAATTTTTACTATAGTTTAGTCTCTGAAAGTATATGGATAGTATACCCATGGGAACGTGAAGATTCAGAAGCGGTACCTGATTATTTAAAAAGATCAATAATGTAATAATATGCAACAAAAAGAAAGTAAAACAAATTGGCATTTCAGACTCAGTATGATTAAATCAGTTTTTAGAATATTCGCAGGTGTAGCTATTATGTTCCAAGATTTTGAAATTGGAGGTTTTTTACTTATATTAGCTGAAGCAGTTGGAATAGCAGAAGAATTTTAATAAATTTATAATATGTTAAACGCAAAACAAATAGTAGATGAAGGATTACTCCTTCTAGAAAACACAAAAGGTAAACCAGCACAAGTAGGTTATGACCTTAGTTTAAAAGCAGTAAATAAAGTAGGTTCTAGTAGAGTCGTAGGAGGAACTTTTAATAAAGATGCTAAAATAGGTAAAATATTAAAAGATAAGACTGAATTAACTACTTACATTCCAATTGACCCAATCAAATTAGATGGAGATGAAGGATGGTTATTATATGAAGGTGTATATGATATTACATTTAATGAAGGATGTAATATACCTGATAATAGAGTAGCATTCATTAAACAACGATCATCTCTCTACCGCAACGGTGCTATAATTAATAGTCCTGTATTTGATCCTGGCTTTAAAACCGAATTTATGGGTACATTATTGTATGTACATGAAACAATATTCATTGAACAAGATGCTAGAGTAGCACAAATATATTTTCATGAGTGTATGTCCGCTGAAATGTATGATGGTCAATGGCAAGGTGATAAACAACGTAATTCTCTTTAATTCGTATATATTTATATAAAACATAGATAATATGGAAGGATTTGATCCGAAACAAGAATCTAAAGGTGTAGGAGATACAATAGCTAAAATAACTAATTTTTTTGGTATTGATAAAGTAGCAGATGCTATAGCTAAAATAGCAGGAGCTGAAGGATGTGGATGTGGTGAACGTAGACAATTATTAAATGAGTTATTTCCTTATGAAGGAAAAATAAGAAAATTTAAAGTTTTAAAACAATTCACTTGGGCTGGAGAAACTTATTTTGAAGGACAAATATTAGATATAAATAGTAAACACCATATATTCACAGGTGTTATAAATTTGACTCAAGATAAAACATTAGAAGAATTATGAAGATAGATAAATACTTTAGACTTAAAAATGACTTAGAAACATTTAATTTTGAGAAAAGTTTTAATCCATTAAGTAGGACACTCTATTATTTCTCATTTTTAGGAAATATATTCTTAATATTGTTTAGTTATTTTTTTATTAAAGATGTGACTAATAATATTCCTGCATTATTTATAGGACAAAATATTTTTTTCTCTGTATTCATTATTTTGTTTATGACAGGATATGAATTATTTAAACGATTTGCTTTTGAACAACTTACCTCTACTATATTACGTGTACGTAAATTTACTATTAATATAGCATCAGGAGTAATAATTTGTTTAGCATTAGTATCTGGATCATTTTATCTATCACTTAATGGTGCTCATAGATTAATTGATACTAGTGAAATAACAGCATCAAAATTAGATACTATAACAACCAACGTATCTGATTCTATATCGGCTATATACTCACAAAGAATCGCTTTAAAGGAACAACAAATACAAGCCATCAATACTAATGATGAAGATGGAGTGCTAAGTAAACGCCAGTTAAACACTGTTAAGTCACTAGAAAATGATGTTAAAGTATATGAGACTGAGAGAGATAATCGTATAGCTCAGTTTGAAGAAAAAACAGGTAAAAAATTAAATAAACAAGAAGATAAAGTAAAACAAAATAGTATTGCTTTTGCTGTCATGGTATTCTTTTTAGAATTTATTATATTGATAGGAGTAGCATTTAGCGCTTATTATACTTGGACTTCATATAGTGAAATGAAAAGTCTATTAGCAACACCTACATTTAAACAGTTAGAGTTAAATCTTAGATTATTAAAACTCTATTATCAAAACGGAAGGAAAAAAGAACAAGACTCATCTATACCACGCTCTAAATTAATAGCGTTAGCTAATTCATCTAAAATACAATGTAATCAAAAAGATATTGATAGTTTTATAGTATTATGTTCTGAACTTGAAATTGTTACAGGTGAAAGAAGAAAAAAAGTTTATAATATGAGTTATGAAAAAGCTAAACATTTGATTGAAACCCAAGAAATTTAAGTTATATTTAAAATAAGTTATGGAAACAATTTTTATATCAATCGCGAGTTATCGCGACCCGGAGTTATTACCAACATTAAGAGATTGTATAGCAAATGCTAAACAATCAGATAGACTAGTATTTGGAATCTGTAGACAATTTCACCCAGATGATAAATTCGATGTTTTAGATGAATTTAAAAATGATCAAAGATTTAAAGTTGTTAATGTACCTTATGAACATTCTAAAGGTACATGTTGGGCTAGAAATATGATCCAAGATTTATATGATGGGGAAACTTATTATATGCAATTAGATTCACACCATCGTTTTACTAAGAACTGGGATTTGACTTTAATTAAAATGTTAAAGCAACTTAAAAAATTAGGACACAAGAAACCATTATTAACAGCTTATTTACCTGGATTTTTTCCAGATAATGATCCAGTAGGTCGAGTCCAAGATTGTTGGAATTTAGAATTTGATAGATATATGCCTGAGGGTCCTATTTTTATTAAGCCTCATTCTATTGATGGGTGGCAAAATTTAGAATCACCTTATCCAGCTAGATTTTTATCAGCACATTTTATCTTTACTTTAGGCAAATGGGCTAAAGAAGTAAGATATGATCCTAATTTTTATTTTCACGGTGAAGAACCATCATTAGCTGCTAGATCATATACTCATGGATATGATTTATTTCAACCACATATACCTGTTATATGGCATGAGTATACTAGAAATGGTAAAACTAAACAATGGGATGATGATAAAGAATGGGCTGAGAAAAATAAAGTATCATATTCTAGATATAGAGCATTACATGGAATGGGTAGTGTAATTGAAGGTACAACTAAAGATTTATTTGAAAAATACGGATGGGGTAAAGAACGCTCATTACATGAATATGAAAGATATATTGGTGTAAGATTTTCCACAAGACAAGTACATAAACATACATCTGAATATCTTCCACTTCCAGTTCCACAAGAAGATTTTGAAGAAAATTTAGTTAACAGAATTAAAGTTTGTATTGATTATTGGAAGGGAGCTTTAGTTGAACCAGATTATGATCTATTAGTTGTTGCTATATTAGATAAAAATGGAGAAGATATCTTTAGACAAGATGTAGATAAAAATGAATTAAATTCCTTAATAAACTCTGATCCACAAGATCAATTTATCCATATTTGGAGAGAATATGATGATAATAAACAACCATCTAAATGGAGAGTTTGGCCACATAGTGAATCAAAAGGTTACTTAGAAAGAACAGATCAAGACATACCATATGAATAAAAAAGAAACAATACTGGTACATCTACCAGCGTATCGCGACCCAGAGTTAGTTCCTACTATTAAAGATGCTTTGGATAAAGCTAAATATCCTAAACGTATTCATTTTGGAATATGTAGACAATATCATCCTGAAGATAGTTTTGACAATCTAGACGAGTTTAGAAAAGATAAACGTTTTCATATCATGGATGTGTTATATACTGAATCACAAGGTTTACCTTGGGCTAGAGCACAGATAAATGAGAAATTACTAACTAATCAAGATTATATCTGCCAGTTAGATTCACATCATCGTTTTGCTCAAGATTGGGATGTAACATTAATTGAAATGCATAACAATCTAGAAAAGAAAGGTCACAAACCAATTTTAGCGGCTTATCTACCATTATACGATCCATTTAATGACCCAGCAGGTAGAGCTGATGTACCATGGCAACAACAGTTTGTCTGTTTTTATCCACATGGAACAATATTTATTAGACCAGCTTTATTAACAGGATGGGAAAATATGACTGAACCTCCATTTAGTAGATTTTTATCAGGACATTTTTGTTTTGCTAGAAACGAATGGGCTAAAGAAATAAGACATGATCCAGATATTTACTTTAGTGGTGAAGAAATTAATTTAACAGTTAGATCTTATACTCATGGATATGATTTATTCCATCCTCATAAAATGGTAATATGGCATTCAACAATGAGAGAAGAACGAGCGGGTAAATTAAAGTGGGATGATGATGCTAAACTAGGAGTTGATTGGTGGACTAAACAAGAATATGCTCGTAAAAAAATAAGAACATTATTTAGAGTAGAAGACAATCCAGAAATTAATTTAACAGGATATGATTTAGGAACTGCTAGAACAATAGCTGATTATGAGGCATATGCTGGAGTTAATTTTAAAACAAGATCAGTACAAAAATATACTGTAGAAAATGGATATCCACCAACACCAATTAATAGTCCATGGTCTAAATCATTCTATCATTTAGTTACAATTTATAGACAATCACTTCCTGAAAATGATTATTCATCTATATTAATAGCATTTGATGATAAAGATGGTATAGGTATTTATTCTAAAACTATAGAAGGATATGAATTACAAAATTTCTTAAATAATAATGGACCTATTCATTATGAAGAATATTTTGAATACTTTGATAAAGAACCATCTAGGATGGTGGCATGGGCATATAGTAAAGAAAGAGGTTGGGCTGAACGTTTTGAAACTAGTTTAAATGATTAATTTATGATGAAAATTTACTTTTTAGAGACCCAATATCATTACATGGGATGGAATGATGTATTTTTAGAATTAGTTAATAATCTAAAAGAAAAATATAACGCTGAAGTAATACATCAGAAAGGTGGTCATTTATATATAGAAAAATTCGATTATAATATGCCCGATTGTGAATTAATAATTCATGATGAAGAAAATGATATATTAAAAAGTATCACTTGGTCTGAAAGTCCAACTAATATATTTGATATATATAAACAAAGAAATAATGAGAAAGATATTTTATTATTAACTCAACAAGCTTATTGGTTTCCTAAAGATTATGATTTTTCAGTATATAATTTTACAGTTAAACCAACTACATTTTATACATTCACTCCTCAAACATGTCATGATCACTTTTATAATTTAAGAAAATTTAAAAACTTTGATTCTTTAATAGATCAAATGTTTTGTTTATTTACTACAAGAAGAGAAGATCCATTTAGACTTAGAGAAATGGGACTTAGCAATACATCTCCTGGAATATTAAGTATAGATGATTATTTAAAAGGAGCTATTAATTTTAAAGTAGGATTATCTTTATCCAGTTTAGCAGAAGTTTGTTATAGAGATATAGAATATATGGCTGTGGGATTACCAATGATGAGATTAGAGTATATGACTCCATTTGACCCACCATTAATTCCTAATTACCATTATATCTCTATTCCTAGAGATGGATTTGATTGGAGTACTGAGTCAGATAGACGTGGTGGAGAAAAATATGTAGAAGCTTATAAAAATAGATTTTTAGAAGTAAAAGATGATGAACAATTTTTAAATTTTATTACTAAAAATGCTAGAGAATATTATACAACATATTGTAGTCCTCAAAACCGAGTTACTCATATAATGAATAGATTAGAAATTAATCCAACTTTATCTGATGGCTTCAATATTTAATGAAAAAGTAGCTATTTGTTACTCATGTGCTGGAGAAAGTTATAGAGAAAGTGCTAAACGTCAATTAGAAAACAATTATATTGATGATGATAATCTTTATTATTTTATTATAACAGATGATAAAGAATATTTTAAAGATATAAATAGACAAAATCTAATAGTTAACGAACTTAAAGATTTCTATCCAGAATTTCCATTAATAGAAAAATATGAAGCATTAATTGACTCTACAGATAAGAGTGATTATGCTAAAAAATTTATAGATAACGATTATGTTTATTCTTTCTCATTAATGAGATTTCACTTTTTACAAGCGTATAAACATGATATAAAAAATGTTTCTATAATGTGTACTGACACAAATATGTTTTTAGAATCAATTAATCCAATATTAAAAGATAAAAACACAATATACAACGCTGTATCAGAGTGGGATGAGAATATCGCTAATAAAGATATGTCTATAATATCTAATGTATTAAAAGAAAAATATAACTTAGAACCAGATCAAATAATTAGAGTTTTGGATGCCGCAGGAAGATTTTTTATATTTAATGATATTAATTACATGAAGAATTTTTTCGACATATGGAATGATATTATATTTTATTTATTTGAAACTAACCTAATAGAACGTTTCAGAGGATCATATGTTTACCATGATGAATATATTTTAGCTCCTATATATAATATATTTGGATTAAATAAAAGACATTCTCATGCTGGGTATAGATTATTTGAGGTACAACACAATCAAATACAAGAAAGATTTTGGCGTATGGGAGTAACAGGATATATAGAACATACTGATTATAATGAATTTTTAAGATTAAATAATTTACAAAATGGCTAATATAAGTTTTCATGGTTCCCATAATGGAGCTTTTGTAGTAGAAAAAGATGGAGAAATACTTTGTATTATAGAAGTAGAAAGATTTCTCAATTATAAAAATGTAGGAATATCTCAATATAAAGTTCCTAGATATATAATGATAACAGTAGAAGAAATTATAAAGTGGATTGAGCAAGAATATGGAATATATGAATATGACAATTGTTATTTCTCATCTACTGATTTTATAGGAGAAGATTTTAAAGGTACTCACACTGCATTCCAAACTAATGCTTTAATAAATGCTAAAAATTATGTTCATGGATTACACCATGAATCTCACGCTTATGGAGTATTTTATCAATCACCATATCCAGAAGCATTAATATTTTCATTTGATGGAGGAGGAGATGATGGTGAATTTAATATATACCATGCTAAAAAAGGTGAAGATATAATTCGACTAGCACAAGTTAAAAATCCATTGACTGGAGATGATGGTCCATATTATAATTTAGGTTTTGCCTATAT